CGCATTCGGCTTCAGTGTCGACGCTGACGCGCCACACCTCGACCGGCGTCGTGCTCGAAGGATACTCCGAGCAGGGCTACAACTACAAAATGACCGACATCCAAGCGGCAATGGGTGTGGTGCAGATGGGCAAAATCGATCGCTTCCTGGAGGAGCGCCAACGCCTGGCGCGCCGCTACGAAGAGAAGCTTGGTCACTGCAACAGCGTCACGCTGCCGAGCTGGACGTAGTAATTGCCGGGCGGAAAATAGAATAGCTCGCCGCCGCTCAGCCCGACCGGGACGTTGTTTTGACCAAACGGGAATGCGCCGCCGATGCGCATGGCGTGCTCCTATATGTTGAGGAATTGCAAGTTGTCGAACTTGCCGTGCGCCTTGCACTTGACGTCGACCAGTTCGAGCAACGTCAACAGCGCCCCGATGTAGCCGAACTGCCCGTTCGGCAAGGTGCTTTCAAAGCCGGTGAAGTAGAAGCCCGCGCGTTCGTGAATGTACGCGGAGATATAATCCATGTTGAGAAGGTACAACGTCCCTTCCGGGCAGTACGGGTCGGCATAGAACGGCACGCCGCCGACGTCGAGCGCGCGGAACAGCGCCGACACCTTGGCGTCGGCACCGAACGCATTGTTGGGCGCCACGACATAGCGTTCCTGCGAGGTGAAGTCCTGCGCCAGCTGCGTCCACGTGCCGAAGCCCATCAATCCCATCTTCGGGATTTCGCCGGTGACCTTGGTCACTTGGGCGATGTATTGCAGCATCAAGTTGCGGGTCGGCGCCACCGCGACCGCGTTGTGCACATAGGTCGATTTCCAGAACACGTTGGACGTGCGCGACACGCCGCCGTAGTTGACAAGGAAAGTGCCGTCGTCGACCGCGCCCGGCAGCCCGATCATCGAGGTGTTGTTGGAAAGGTTGTTGAACAGGTCCGAGGCGAAGCGGTCGAGCGTGACGTTGGTGGCGTCGTTCATGCGCGCTTCGATCAGCGGCACCACGGCGTAGTCGATCTGCACCAAGCCTTCCATGCCGAGGAACGGGATCGCGGTCAGATAGCCCTTCAAATTGAATTCGGCGTTCTGCAAGCCGGGGATGATGCCGGGTTGGTTGAACGATCCGTCATAACCGACGTTCTGGATCGTCACCATCGGGTTGCCCTGCAACGGCACCGTGATCGGCGACAGACCGCCCGAGGCGACTTGCGCGTGCGACAGCAACGCCGCCATCATCGGCGTCGACTTCCACAGCTGCACATAAACTTTCGGCAGAAACGCGCGCCGGGTGATCGCTGCCAATTCGTTTGCGATGGCGCCTTGTTGCGGGATTATACCCGAGCCAAACTGCGGCATTGTCAGCTCCTATTTGCGCGTTTAGGCGCGCCCCTGCATTTCGTCGATGATCGAGTGTGCGGCTTCGCGCGCCGCCTTGGCCGGGTCGTCCATCAAGCCCGGTATGTCAGGAAAACTCCACGCCGCGGTGCGGTCGCCCGGCTTCGGCTGCGGCGGCTTGAAATCGGATGCGTAGATTTTGCCGGCGGCCTCGTAGTCGGCGATGCCGTATTTCGGCATGATTTTTTCTTCGATTTCCTTGATCGCGTCGGCGTCGAACTTGCGGCCAGGGATCAGGGTGCCGTCGAGCAAGCCTTGGCGTTGCTTCTCCAAGCGCGCGGTGTTGGCCGCGGTGGCGGCGTCGATCTTGTTTTTCTCGTCCTTCGCTTCCAGCTCGTCGCGCAAGTCCTGCACTTGCTGATCGCCGGGCAGGGTGTAATCCGGTTTTAGCTTCTTGGTGTCTTTGAGAAAGCTGCGCCGGGTGTCTTTGTGGCGCGACAGTTGATAGGCCAAGCGGCCGAGTTCGAGCTGGGTTTCGGCGGGCAGATTGTCAAAATCGTCGGCCATTTAATACCTCCCACCTTTACGCCTGCCGCCGCGACCGCCGCGCGTGCGCGCCTGCGTTGCGGCTTGTTGCTCGCGGGTCTGCACCCCGGAGCGCGGTTCGCGCGGGTCGCCCTCGATGTGTGAACCGGAACCGAGCGCCACCACGTTGGGCACATAGAAGTTGTCGTGCACCTTGGCCCGGTCGAAGCCTACCAGCGAAATGGTGTCGAACGGATTGACGAACTGTTTGGCCATCGCCGGGTAATCCATCGGCCCGGCGCGCACGCGGGTCAGCGCATGCACGCCGGTCTTGCCTTGGCCGCGACGATGCGAATGGGTTTTGGCGTGCGGCATTAAATCGGTTTGCCTTTGCGGGTGAGGTCGCTGCCTTTTTCAAGTGCCAGCGGCCGGTCCGGCGTTTCCAGTTTTTGCTGCGAGGAAAATCCGGCGAGCTGCGGATAGCTCGGCGGGTTCTGGAACTGGCCGTTTTTCTTTTGGCGTTCGAGGCGCGGCGCCGACGCTTTCGGGTGGAACGGTTCTTTGGCGGGCATTGGCTTTCTCCACAAATTACATCGGTGCTTCGGCGCCGCCACCTTCGGGCGCGCCGGGCGGGGCCGCGACCGACAACGGCGGCATCGGTGCGCCGCCCATCGGTCCTTTGTTGGCGGCGTTCATTGCCAGTTGTTGCAACGCCGGCTGTGCCAGCGAGGTTTGTTTGTTCTCGTTGAAATTGGTCGACAGCGCGCGGTAGGCGTTGAGCACCGCTTGGCCTTTTTTCGAGCCGAGCGGATAAGCCTGCAACGCCTTAAGAAGCGTCGGCATGATCCCGGCGATCAATCCGTCGGTGGCGGCTTCGTTGCCGGCGCCGGCGCCCGGTGCCGTCATCGGCGTCGCGCCGGGTCCGGCCGGGCCGCCCATCGGATTGCCGGGCAGCATCGGTTTTGGCGGTAACGGCCCGCCCGGTGTCAGTGGTGGTGGTCCCGGAAGCGGCGGCATACTAGCCCTTGGGGGTCGACCGATTTTGCAAATTGTTACGGTGGGTTGTGGCAAAACACAATTGACACATCGGAAAGAAAAAGCGCCGCGTGCGGGGCGGCGCAGTTAAGTCTAGGGCGGAAAAAGCAAATTCTCTAAGTTTTGACCGGCGGCACCGCCAACACGCAAGTGCGGCCGGCGGTGTCTCAGCGCCGACCGCGGCGCTTATGACGGCCTTTGCGACGCGCCATGTGGCTGTTCCTTTCTTCCCTTTCCGGCGGGCTTATTCCCGTCGGGGTTCGCAAGCTGCGCCTCGCGCTCGGCTTTGATGCGCTGGCGCAGCGACGAAATGATTGTGTCCTCTTGCGGCGGCGAAAGCAAGCGCACGAACATTTCGCGGTCAATCGCCTGTGCCTTAAGCAACAACGCCGCCAGTTCGCGGGCGTCGTCGATGAACAGCGGCGAGTGCGAATGCCCGGCGATACGCAAATTCCATTCGTCGCCGGGCATGAACTGTGCCGGCAAAAACTTCCGCCCGTCGGGCAGCAAGATTTCCTCGTCGGAGTTGCGCATATAAAGTTTCAGCCCCAAATCGCCGAGCTGAACAAGACTATCCTCCAACCCCACGGCCACGTTTTTGATCCTTGACCCGCCGGTCGATTGCGCCTGCTTAGCCTGACGTCCGCCGCGGATATTTTTTTCGCCGCGTCCCATGATGGTTTCAGTGAGCCCCGAGGCTTCCAAAAAGATGGCGCCGATTTCCTTGAACTCGACGAACAAATCTTCCGGCATTTGCGGAATTTGCTTGTCGACCTTGGCGCCCGGCAAACTGTCAAGTACCCAGCTCCCCGGCCCGCCGAACGCAGAGGCTTTTTCATCCGACAACCCCATGAACCCCGAAAACACTTTCGACGGATCGACTTGTTGCTCCAAGATTTCGGCGATCTGATCGAGCCGTTCGGTGGTCCAGTTCTGCAACGGGATCAACCGCTCGGAATGCGCCTCGCCGTAGCCGTAGTCCGGCAGCGGGTAGGGCGTCACCGGCACGAACGGGTGTTCCTCGGCCAGAAATTCGTTGGAGCCCGACACGTCGTCGGTGCCGATATGCTTGGCGCCGTGGCCGTTGGCCATGCGCTTGCGGATGGTGTCGCGGCTGTCGGAAATCAGAATGTCGGGATCGGCAAACAAGAAGGTGGCGTAGTCCTCATTGACGTCGTCCCACACCCATACTTCGTGGAATTCGGCGGTCGGAATGTTGGACTTGGCTTCGTACAGGATCACCGGCTGAATATCGAGCGGCGCCTGACCGAGCAGGTTGCCGGAAAGATTTTGGCCGCCGGTCTGCGTGATCAGCAATTGTTTGAGCACCGGCGGCAAATCCTCGATGTTGTCGCCTTCCTTAACGCCCAAATCCTTGATCCGGTCTTTGAGCCCGGCGCGATAAAACATCACGCAAGCGCGGTCCCACGGCACCCGAAACACATGGACAAAGGCTTCCTGATTGCTCAGCTCCGGTTCGAGTTCGTCATAGACGCCAAAATTTTGCGGCGACACCAGCTTGCCGAACAGCCGCTTGCGCTCGTTGTTCCAGCCCATTTTGATGTAGTAGCTGTCATAGACCAGCGACCAGCGTAGCGCCTGCCCATACATGTTGGCCAAGCCGGTGTCGCGGAACACTTGGTTCCATTCGTCCTGCAACGCCAACGCCTGCATCTGCACCGGCGGCGCCGAATTGCGCGGCGGCGCCAGAGTGAACTTGGCGTGATCGGCCGAGTACAGGAACGACGACACCAAGTCGATGTGCGCGAACAGCCGGTTGTAGCGGACTTGGCGGTAGTCGTCGGAGCCGAACATAAAATATTTGCGGCGCTTGGCGTATAGCGAATGCCGGTCGTTGAACCCGGCAATGCAAGCATCGCGGATTTCTTTGAGCTTGTCGGTGCGGAACGGTTCGGCGTTGGGGATGATCATTTGCCCGGCCTATGGGTGCCCTCGATCCGCGTCGCGCGACGCATCGCGGCGACGCCGTATCTTGGATCAGTTTCTTTGAGCGCGCCAGCGTTGGGGTCGACCTTGATCTTGGCGGTGACGCCGGTCGGCCCGCATACGGCGTGGCCTTGCCCGGTCAAGGCAGATTGCGGGATCGGCAGCCGCC